TGTGTATTCTGCATCCACAGCATTAGTTAGAAGTGGGTATTTACTACTCATCTCATCTACCCATTTACGTGAACCACGCAGGAAGGGTAGCCATACCTTACGGATAGCAGGTGTGGTGAGTAACCAAGGAACTGCTGTCAGTTCGTCCTGTTCACATACACCATAGATACCTGCTATCTCTTCTGTATCTGTTACAACAATAGTCCAACACTCTGTGGACTCATCTAAGCCTAACTGTAACGCTTCTCTAGTACTGCCATGCGAAGCTAACACTTCCTGTGCATCCTCTGGTCTTAAGTTATCTATCAGATAATCTACATCTGCCTGAGTACTCTGCCTCACATGACCTTTCATTACATTCTCCTTGAACGTAGTACGTAGAAACCTTCCCACTCTGCTGATTGAAATGTGCAGGGTAGGTGGCTACTACTCTTTAGAGTTACGGTTGTACTAGTAGACTTACCTAGCACACCAAAGCGGTACGTGCCAGAGTCAATAGCGGCCTGATTTAATATGTTAGTAGCACCACCTACGATACGTCCTGTGAACTGTCGTGTGTAGGGTGTCCTTCTAAGCGGTGTCACATCTACCTCAAAGAAACCTGACTTGTCATATACGACTGCATAGTTTCTTAGTTGTAGGTGTCCTGTTGTAATAGGTTTGTTTTCTGCTTTAACTACTGGTTCTGAGAACTCGTACTTAAATGTAAACGGTACACCAGCAAACACTACCTCACTATTAGACAGCTTACCTGCTACATCAGACAGAGGTATAATCTTACCAGTCTGGTCTACATAGATAGCAGTAGCATCAGTGTAGGGTAGGGTAGTAGTTCCACCTGATTGTAGGATTACTCGCCTATCTAGGTGTACTGAGAAGCCACCAGTAGTATAGGTGGTAGCATCGTCCACTGAAAGGTTGATACGCTCTAGGAACAGGTCGTTGCCCCTTTTAAGCAGTATTGTAATATCTGCCAAGTTAAACGAATAACCTATGACATCCCCACCAAACACCCAACGTGACCAAGAAGCCTGTAGCTTCTCTCTACCCTGCCAGTAGTATCTATACACATATAGTGCTGTAGGGTCATTGTCAGATTGTACAAGTATCATGTCCTCATTAGAGGATGCTTGAATGTTCTTTATCTCACCGTTTAGATACTCAGGTACGTGTGCTGTAATCTCTGTAGCATCGTTAGTATCTGTGTCAGAGTCTACAAAGTACTCCCACATACCAGACCATGCACCACGCTTAGACGCGAAGTATACATACTTACCTGACTGTGCTGGCTTGGCCCTTAGGCTAGCCTCAAACTCTGTGGTGTTAGCTACGTTAATAGTCTCTGGTGTGAGTACAGGGTCAGCAGTAACCTTGAACTGTGTAAGGTCTGAGAAGAGCAGTAGGCTCTCGTTAAAGGGTACTGCGTGTTTAAGTATACTAACCTTGTTAGAGGACACTGCAACGTCTATAGGGTCACTATCCACAATAGTTAGTACAGACTTACGGAAGAAGTCAAACTCCTCAAACTCGCCAGCACGTGAGAAGATTACATTCTCATCTGCTAGTACACCTAGTCTATTCCTGTGAAAGAAGATGTCTGCTAACTTAAAGTCAACAAAAGAGGGGAAGGGGTTAGTATCATCATCACCTACTTTTCTATCTCTGTAGGTTACAGGGTCAAACTGGAAGTCACCACTAGCCAGCTTAATAAGCTTGTGAGGCATAGTAGATGCGTCTAGCTGTGTTAGTGCGGCTGGTTCTACAGTTTCTTTCCACACACCATCGTTAGTAAACTTGACGTAGTAATCATCCTGTGCTTTCTGATTATCACCAGATACTTTGATTACAAAATTGGTTGGTCCTTCAGTAGGTAGTTTCTTAAAATCCTGTGTCTCGTCCTTAAATATAAGTAAGTGGTCCCCACCGTGTGAGTCACCTACTTCTACTTCAAAGTCAGTACTATCAGTAGACTTAATCCATAATACAGAACCATAACGTGTCACATCGAGTCCTGCAATAGGCCCACTGTTTGTAATGTTTTCATAATAAGTTGTACTAACAGAACCACTGGTAAACTTACGTAAGTTGGTAGCAATCAAATCTGTTGATGCACCACGCTCTGCGTCCTGTGTGAGTGCTGTACTAGACTGTGTACTAGACTTAGTAGCAAATTCAACAGTACCAGTATTACCACCCTTTGTCAATTTAAGTCTGTAGGTAGAAGAGTAGTCAGCCTGTTTAACATAGACCAGTGCTTCTGGATTACGTGTAGAGGCTGTAGCTGTGCCTTTTGCTATCGTAGTATTCTTGTTTACAATAAACGTAGAGTCTGCAATAGAGACAGCCGCTAGCTCTTTACTAGGGTCAGTAAGTCCTGACAAGTAAGAAGCTGCGTTGTTAGTGACAGTCTTGGATGTGCCATCCTTGTCAAACACCCTGATTACACCAGCAGTATCTACCACCATAGAGTAAAACTCATTCTCATCTCTACGGATAGTATGTACAAATGCCTTGTCTAGGTTACTGATAGTACCTAAGTTAGCTACATGGGTAGTGCTAGGACGCTTAGACAATCCTGATACCACACTAGATAGTCCGTTCTCCTGCACCTCTGCTTGTGTGTTAAGGCGTAGGGATGGTGGCTGTTGTGATACCCCATTAATGAGGTTTGGTATGGATTGACTGATGAGTGCCATTAGAGTGTTCTCCTACCCTGCCTATCAATGATAGAGTATGTGTCATAGTTATCAAAGATGTTATGGTCATCTGCTGCCTTGTCAAACTCTTTTAGTTCCATTAGCGCAGTCATCTCATCTCGTTCTTGAAAATCATGTAGTGTATTAGAACCAACCACACGGTCTTGGAAAACCCTTGTAGCTTTTAGTACTATATATCTCTTAGCTACCTCAGGTAGGTCACTAAAGTTTAATTGAACCACAACGTCTAACTGAGTAGAAGCACCTACATTAAAGGTGTGGTTGGTCCTGTCATACATCTTTAGGCCACGCTGGACTAGGTTAGGACTATCAGCCGCTAGCGTAGCGTCAGCACGTAGGATGTCGGTACCTAATATAATGTGTCCGTTAGTATCCTGTGCAAAGCTTTTATTTAATTCTGTGTTGAAGTGCCAGCCCATAGACTGTACTTCTCTATCTATTGTGTTTAATATTGTTTCAGCTACCTCTGCCTCAATAAGACCAGAGGATAAACTACTTACAGGTGCTTCGCCAATGGCAGAAAGCATCGTGTTGACTGCATCTAATTGTGTTGTTCCTGCCATATCATTTACCTTTATGCTTTCCACTTAGTCTTGTTGGCCCAATAAGCCGCACTTGACGGTCCTTTAGCTATGTTCTTGGCATGACGAGACTTAAATGCTTTGCGTTGTTTTGCTGATTGATTAGTCTTAGCACCTCGCTCACCGAACCTAATTATTTTAGGTTTATCCTTAGTGCCTACTAATACAGCATGTGACTTCTTACCCTTAGGGGAACTTTTAGGTATCCTTAAACCCCTAAAGGTTTCTCCTGCGTGTGTAATACTCATCTTATTTCTTCTTCATATACTTGTTCTGGACAGGCTTACCCACCTTCTTGGCTTCTTTCTTAGCGGCCTCTTGGCCTTTCTTAGTATACTTAAAATGTTTTGAACCTACTTGTGGCATAATTATTTCCTATACTGTGCTGTCTTCTTAGCAATCTTGAGGGGTTGACGGACAAACTGTTTACCTTTGCGAGAACCTTCACGCTTTGCTTTGGTAGTAGCAGCGTACTCTGATGAAGAGAGCGACTTAATAGCCGCCTCTGGTAGGTAACGCTCACCTGTCTTAGCAGATGGCTTACCAGACTTAGTACGCCACTTCTGTTTGGTCCACTTCTTAAGGCTTTCCTGAGGCTTCTTCACGATGTGTAGCCCCCACCTGCTTTCTTGTAACGTGATGCAAGTAGTTGTGCTTTACGAGCAGACCATTGACCAGCGTTACCGCCCTTGCTTCCAGCTTTAATGCTATTGAACATACGCTTACGCATGGTAGGCTTAGTGTAATTACCTGCCTCGTTTACACGTGACTTCTTAATTTTTAATTTATTCATAACACCATCCAATAAATGGAGAGAGGCTCTAGAAACCTCTCCCCTTTGTTATGTTAAGCGTCAGCGTCAAGCAATGCGATACATGATGCAGGACGTAGGACGTTATGGCCCATTGCGTACTTAGCAACCATGAGTGTACCCTGACGGTTAATCTGATACTCAGACTCCATACCAAGGTCAAGCAACTTAACAGTAGCTACTGCTTCTGGTGTAAAGACAAAGCCTTTAATCAGTGAAGCTTCTGCTACCATGTCACGCCCATCAACAGCGGCTGTCGGTAGGTCGTAGTGTGTTGTACGGCCTGAACCAGCAGTGTTTGCTAGTGGTGCATTGTCTGATGTCTTACCTTCAGCAGCATCACCTGTAGTGAAGTTAGTGTACAGGTTAGAAACGTCAGCATGGTTTGACATGATTACAGGAATACCTGCAATAGCTGGAACCATACCTGATGCAACAGAACCGTTACCACCGAAGTCTTTGTTCATGTATGTCAGCTTAGAGCCATCAGTTACATCCATCAGTGCATAGTACTGTGCTGGTGGAAGGACAACGATTGCGTTCTCTGACGGAATGTTAGAGATGTCCATTGTCTTCTTGGCATCAAAGATAGCTTTAGCAATCTTCGCAGGGTCAAGCAGGTCAGCAGTAGCCGTACCTACAGTGACGTTACCAGTAAAGTCTTCTTCACCAAATGCTTTATAGTCTTGGATAAGACCAGCAGCGGCTGTAGCGTTAGTTGACAGAGCCGCCTTAACGAGCATACGTGCTACGTTACGGTCAGCTTCGTTAGCCAATGCAATACCAGCTTCTTTTGAGTAGATGGAACGTACATCGTAGTGGTTAATTGCTTCATCAATGTTAGCAATGAACTGGCTAGAGATGAGCAAGTCATCAATAGTTACAATGCGTTCACCAGCGCGAATGGAGCCACCAGTGATTTCGTTTCCGGGGGTTAGGTACTCAGCAGTTGCGCGTCCAGTCATTGGAAACGATGCGGATTTACCTTTGCTGATTGTACGTGTACGTACTTTATCAGATAGTACTTTCTTTTCCTCATAGGCAGTCAGGACTTCTCCAGCGTACAGCTTAAGAAAGAGGTCACGAACGTCACCTGTGAGGTTATTCTGGCCTTGGAAGCTTACGCTATAGGCCGGATTTGAAGCAGCTTGTGCCATTTTATTACCTCGTTAGTTTTAAGTTTTAGTTGTGCCTCAACTTTACTATACTTTCTCCAACAGATTGTCCCTCGCAAGGGGTCAGGGGTAGTCGTGTCTAGTAACTTTGAGTAGGGTTTCCCCTTCTAAGAACACCAGTTAGATGTGCTTAGAAGGAGAGAGGAAGGAAAGGAGACTTCCTCAATCCCATGCAACATGTTAGAACAGGCTAGATTTAGCTAACTTATTAGCTACCTGTTGCCTGTAGGCAGGGTCTTTAGCGTATCTAGGGTCACTCATAGCAGCAGTGAGTTCCGCATTACTTTCAAAACGCCCACCTGAGGATACAGAAGCTGTTTGTCCCTGTAGTAGGGAAGGTTCTGCCTCAGAACGATAACGTGCGTTTAGACCTTGGATGGCAAGTCTCATAACATTAGAGTCTCTTGATTCCATCGTTGCATTAAAAGCATCAATCTCATTGTCGGGTAAGTTATCTGATGCCCATTGTACCATGTTAGTATATTGTTCTTCACCACCTGTGATGGAGTACATCTCAGAGGTTACTTGAGTAGCCAAGGCATCCTGCCCTGCTACCCATGAGTCTACCATAGACTGTGGGAAGCCAGCTTCTTCTAGTGCTTGATAAGCTTCAGCAGACAATTCACCATTCTCTGCGTACTCTTCCTCAAACACTTCAAAGTCTAGACCCTTACTGTCTAGTAGTTCAGACACCTCAGAAGCAGACTCATTACCTGTAGCTTCTACTGTCTCTGTTTCTTCTGTCTCGTCACCCTTGCCTAGCTTAGTCTCTAGTGCAGAGTAAGCTTTAGCCATATCTTCAGGTGACTTAAATTTCTCAGGTAGCCATTCAGGACGTTCAGGGTCTTGCTGGCTACCCTCTACTTTCTCAAGCATTTCTTTTACATGTTCTTGAGATTCAGGTTCAGGTTCTTGATAAGTGTTAATAGCTTCTGCCATCTATTACTCCGCTTCTGTCACAGCCTTTGCAATCTGAGGTCCAGCACTTTGTGCCATACCTGCGGCTGTCTGTTCTAACATTTGTTGTTGTTGCATTTGTTGTTGCATCATCTGTTCTTGTTGCTTCTGCTCTGCTGATTTAATCAGGCCAGAAGTATCAATGCCTAGTGATGCGGCTAATCTATCTATGTAGTCACCTAAGTTCATCTCACTCTGAATAACCTCAGGACCAAGTGGCTGAAGATACTGTAAGAATGTAGCAAGTTTGTTTAGGTCTTGTCCTCTACCTAGTGCTTCAATACCTGTGACAACAGTAGGTTTAACACTGTCCTTAGGCATCTTAGGCATCTTGCCCTGCTTGACAAGAGACTCAAGAAGCAGATTAATAAGAGGTAGTTGAAACTCCTGTGACAGGATTGAGTATACACCACCTAGTGCAGTCTCTAGTTCCTGTGCCATAAAGCGTACTTCTTCAGCCGTGACACGTTCTGCTGAACGCTGTACACTACTGTTAAGTAAGAAAGCTGATGCTAGTCTATCGTTAATCATACGCATAGTCTCTAGTGCTACACGGAAATCTGCTGACTTCTGGACCTGTAGTGTAGAGACATCATTAGCATCACCTGTTAAGAAAGCACCATTAGGAGCCTTGGCTAGGTTAGATGATTTAGTCTGACCATTAGGACGTACTAGGAATAGAACCTTAGAAGAGGCTGCACTTCCCTGTACGATAGCCTGTGTCAATGCTTCAAGACTACGTAAGTCACCCATGTATTCTTCAATAAAACCACGCCCATAATCTTCACCATCAATACGGATAAAACGTAATGGAATGAATGGGTTACTGTCCTTCTTGAATGTTCCACGTGAATTAGGAACCTCGATACCAGCCACTTCCTGATGTACCATCTGCCCTTTTTCAGTAGTCTTTACGCAGGTATATAAGTCATAGTTCTTTACTGGTGTGTCAGATGGTGGGATGATTTCCTTCACTGCGTCAGGAAGCATCAGGGGTGACACACTTTCTTTCGTGATAATCTCTAAGATGTTACCCATAGCATCACGCTTTGTAACGTAACGGTCAGGTCTATACACCTTCATGCCACCCTCTTTGGGCATGTATACTAGAGCATTACCAGTAACGATAAGTAGTTTTAGTGCCTCAAATACAGGGACACGAATAGACTTACCTTCAATTTCTTGCATAGCCGCACGTTCAATACGTGCAAGCCCCTCTTCTACCTGACCACGATTATCACCTGCTATCTGTTGCAGGTCAAAGTCATCAATAGTCAGACGAAAGAATGGGCTATTCGGTGGCAGTAGAGCAAGAAGCAATTTAGATGCGAGGTTATTTACACCCCTTGCTCCAATGCCTTGATAAGGTGTAGCATAAGTAGATGAACTACTATGCCCTTCCTCTGGCATGAGAGTAGGAATGGTTAGCTTCGCTGCCTCACGGCCTCTCTCAAGGAACGTATCACGCTCACTCTCAAGCTGACTGTAGCGTTTAGCTACTGTACCTACTTCTTCTTCCATTTAATTATCCCTTCGGAATATTTAATCCTGATGAACCTTCACCACCTACTTGTGCAGCAGACTTGGACTGACCTACTAAGGCACGTTTGCCTCTACGTCTACGTCCTAGTTTAGATGAACCAGTTACATCTTCTGCAATATCTACCATTGTGTCAGCATCACGGTCACTGCCTTTAGTAGTGGCGGTAACTGGTGCTGGCGGTGCTGGCGGTGGTGGTGGCGGTGAGCGTCTACGTCCTCCACCCATCTTAAGACCCCTTCGGTATCTGTAAGCCAGAACCTTCACTGGCTACTTGTGTTGCTGTATCTTTTGTAATGTCCTGACGTAAGGCTCTCTTACCTTTACGCTTCTTACTAATCTGCTCTGACTCAAGTTCAGTGTCATCTAACTCAATGTCAGGTGTCTTCGTTACTGCTGTAACTGGACGAGCAGGTGTTGGTAGTGGCGCAGGACTGCGGCTTCCCATAAATCCACCCATGTTAATCTTCCTCATAATCTTGGTTTTGTAATCCTACAAGCTTCTGTATAATAGACTGTTGACCCCTAAGGAAAGCTAATTCCTCAGGGGACACTTGTTCAAGCGGAAGTTTGTTAGGATACAAGTGTTGTAGATGGTTTAATAGTCCATCCGTTATGTTAAAGTCGTTACCTAATAGTTTCATTTTACGCAAACTTTCGCTAATGTTGTAACTTTAGATGTCTACTAACTCACATGCACCAGCAGTGCACGCCAGAGTTTGACCACCTGTTGTTGTATCTTCCTTCTCATAGAGTGAAAGTGCTGTCCAATCAATCGTGCTAGGCATCTGTTTCTTGAGTGTCTCATATGTTTTCTTATCTATATCCTGATAGGGTGCTTGTGCATATGTATGGTCACTGTGTGGTAGGAATGAGATACCAGAGCAGATGTCAAAGTTAGCATATACCCATGCACCTACTGCCATCCACTCCTCATCACGTACTGTGATGGTGACTGAGGGCTTATGCTCACACCAGTTTAGAGCGTATGTCTTCCATAACTCTAGCTGTTCTAGTGCTGTCATATCATCACGTGTGACTGCACCACTAGGTGACTTAGTAGGAAAGCTGAACACTGTAGTAGAGTCAGGTTTCATTACACAAGGTTCAGCAGGTATACCACTGTCCTGCATAAACCGTGTTAGTGGGTCTTTGTTATCACCACGTACAGTACGGATATAGTAATCACTATGTCTTGCATGAATACCAGAGGCAGTGTCAGTTAGCTGTGACACAGTACCTGATGGCTTCACACAGGTAATAGCGGCTGACACAGGTACACCTAGCTTATCAGCATACTCTGCATTAGTATCTATAGCCACCTGCTTCATCTCAGCTAGCCAACGCTTGCTGTCAGTGTTCTTAGATAACACAGGGTTATCCATGATACCTGTCAGTGATACACCTAGTAGTCTCTCTTCCTCTGTATTCTTCTGCCATATCTTACGCAAGTAGGGCATCTTAGTAAAGGTAGACTGTGCTGTACCAAGGATGGTAGCCATACGTACCTTACGCTTAAGGCTCTTGAGGTCATCACTCTCTCGTACTACAACCTCAGTTAGATTACAGAACTGGTATGGACGTAGGATAATCTCAGAGCAAGGGTTGGTACCCCACTCATGTCCTGTCTCTCTGCGTCCGTTCTTTGCTACGTGTGTGTCTGCTGCTGTACGTGAGAAGATACCACGTTCACCTGACTTAGATTCTACAAGTGACAACCACTCACGCATGAACCCTTCCATGTCTGGTTTGTCTGTGTAGGCAACAGAGTTATTAGCCAACGCACGTTGCCCCTCGTTGTCCCACCAATTACCTGACTTAGCATGTGCCATGCGTCCATCACTCAGGTTAGATAAGCTAATCATAGCTGACCTACGCACACCACCTACTACTACAACCTCACCAATCTTACACATGATGTCGTGACACTCAATGCTAGTAAGCTTACGTCCTGTTGCAGTCTTAAATTTTTCTACCACAAATTTGAATAGGTCATTCAATGGCTCTGGTCCTGATGCTCTACCACCAAAGGTCTTGAGCCTTGCACCTGCTGGACGGATACCTGACAAGTCCCACTGAGGTATGATGCCAGCATACAGTTGGGTAATCAAAGCTCGTAGTGCTACAGCCCAACCTTCCTTACTATCTTTAACTGCTATTACTTCAGAGGTAGTATCAAAGTGTTCTGGTACTACAGGTAGGTTAGTGATAGCCTGTCGTTCAACACTGAAGCCCACCCCTGTACCACACAGTAGAATAAACATAGCCTCATCAAAGGCTCTAATGTTATCCACTGGTAGGTATGAGCAGTTGTATATGCAGGTGTTGTCACGGTCAGCCGCAGGTCCAGCAGTCATCAATGCTCTCATAGATGGCATGACTTCTAGGTTTAGGATTGCTTCTTCTAGTTCAGCTAACTCTTCTTGAGGTAGACCAGTCTTTGATATGTACTGGATGTATCTACTTACTGTCTCGCTCCAAGTCTCTCGTCTGTTCTCATCTTCAAGCCATCGTGCATACCTACTGGTAGCAATAAAAGTCTGGTAGTCTGTAGGTAGTTGATTGCTTATCATCGGTTGTCCCCTTCACCATGTAGTGTACCTGCTAGCTGTCGTGCCTGTAGTTTTTCTAAGTTCTTCTCTGCAATAACTTGTAGTGATGTACCACAATCATGTGCCAGTGCTGCCAGCATCCACAGTACGTCACCCATCTCAGCTTCAATCTTAGATTTCTGGTCCTCTAGTTTGATACCATCACGCATCATCTTGGCGACCTTACCAGAACACTCTCCTGCCTCTTCTGCTAGACCCAAGGCAGGGTATGTGATGTTGTATGCCTTAGGATATACAGCAGTAGTGACTGCTCGTAGTTGATACTCATAGAAATTAATCATCTTCACCTACCTCTACACCATCGCTCTTCACTGCGTATACGGATGTTACATAACTGTATGTCATTGCCTGTAAGAATGTCTTGAAGTTAGACAACATCTCCGACAGGAAGCCCTCACATTCAAACACTTGTTCAGTGTGTCCAATGTAGGTACCCTCATCATCATACCTATCTACTCTAAATGTTACTACATCCATTACCAATTTACTCCCTTAGTTTTCTCTAATAGTTCTACCATCTTGTTAAGATACCAGATGGCTTTCTTTGCATCCTGAATAGGATTACCCTTCTTCATCAGGCGTGAGCCTGTGTACTTTATCACGTTACCCTGACAATAGCTGATAGCTTCGTACTCACCTAGCACATCTACTATGTAGTCGATAGTTTCAATGTTACTATCTGCGTAGTGGGCAGGACTATTAACCATGTCTATCTTACCACTGATGCGTACACTAGCTTCCTCAATCTCTGCTAGCTTCTGCTTCATGTACTCTTCATGCCTTAGTTGCTCTGCCATAACTTCACCTCTGCTGTGTCTGTATCATACTCACCGTCACGTAGGATACGTGCTAGCCTAGCGTTCTCTAAGGCTACCTCTTCTGATAAGCCTTTACTAACAAATGCACGAACCACTGCATCCCAACCATCACCATCTGCCAGAATCTTATCAGCAGTTTTCGGGCCAACAGCAGGGCATCCTTTGTAGTTGTCGGTGCTATCTCCAATAAGAGTCTGCTTAAAGAAATTGTAGTCAGCTTCTTCTTCGCTGATTGTAACAACCTCTCCATCAATCCAATGCTTTGCTGGTACAGTACGAAGGTCTTTATCTTCAGACCAAATAATAGTATCTGGATTCGCAGAACCCAATATCCCCAAGACATCATCTGCTTCTAATCTCCTATAGATTATGGTGTTATACTTACTAGCTATGTAATCCCTTGCATACTTTAATAGCATGGGTCTACGCACATTACTACGATTAGCTTTGTAGTATGGTACTAGTTCCTTACGGTAGTTCTCTTTATCAGACAGGGCAACAACACAATCCTGTACTGGTGCTTCTCTTAGTAGCTTACCTATCTGTTCCTCTACCCTAGCGTCTACATCAGGCTCCCAAGCATGTAGTGTCCACAGCCCATCACCCCAATTAATAGGATTTTCTGCTGAAGTAGCCGCCTTGTATGCAATGATGTCTCCATCAATAAGCAGTAGGGTCATCGTCTATCTCCTGTTCTTCCTGTTGCATGTCCTTCAGTTGTGACAGGGTAGCTATCTTAATACCTGTAGTAACCTGAAGGTAGTCTAAGTAAGACTCTACTATCCACTTGATGCAGAGACATAGGGTAACACCAGCAAAGCTGATGGTGCATACCATCTTAAAGAAGAAATCAAAGTCCATGTTGGATACACTCCTTTGCTTCTCCTACTGACATCTTGAACCACTCACCTCTACGCTCTGCTATTACTTCAGCAGACCTGTGTGCCTGTGCTTCTGTCTTACGTCTGTCCTTAGTATAGACAGAGTATACTAGCTTGTAGTCTCTCATTGGACTACCTGTTTGATAACCCTTAAGTCTATCCTCAGAGTCAACAGCCATACCTATCTTTACCCACTCAGGCCAAGCGTTATTAACAATGATGTAGACCTCACCCTCTGTAGATGACTCGTAGTTTACTAGACTAGAGAAGGCCGCATCATTAAATGATTTGTAGTTACCTGCCTTCCATAGAGGATGCTTCCTAGATACATACTTACCATTCACAGTCATACGCATCTTATTAGTCAGTACGTTATTCTTCTTGTTATGACGTACATTATAACAAGACTTACATGTTCTGTTATCATGCTCTTTGAAGTAAGGTGTCCAATTATCATCAGTTAATTCGGCAGTACAATCTCTGCAAACCTTAGTGTGTGTCTGCCCAATTACTTCCGTACTTGTATTCACTGTCGAGTCTGCATCTGAAGCTGAAGTGTTCTTCGGTGTCTCGCATACACTGTTGAATAAGTCTGCCTGTTTCATCTTCTTGTCCCTTCTTTACTACTAATTGAACTTCGTCATGGATGAACGCTACAATCTGTGCGTCCAAGTTTGCTTGCTTCAACGCACGTGCTATGTACACGTACCATGTCTTACAGATGATAGCACCTGCACTCTGTAGTAGAGTGTTCAGTGCCGCATGGCTGTGTCGGATAGGAATGATACGTCCGTCCAATCCCTTGACCCAACCCCTGTCATCTGCTGCTCTGGCTACTGCATCCTTTAGGTACTTAAGTGCTGGTAGTTTCTTCAAGAACTTCTTCTTGATTGCCTTACCTTCCTTCGCACCCTTACCTATAATCTTACCTGTCTTCTCATCACCTGAACCATAAAGAAATCCATAGATGAATGTCTTGGCTTGGTTACGAGATGATAGGCCAGCCGCCTCTTGATTAGTAGTATGTATGTCACCATTCAATACAACGTCAGCATAAGAACCATTGTCATAAGCTGCCATGTAATGAGCAAGGCAACGTAGTTCTAAGCCACTTGCATCAGCACCTAGCAGTGAGTAACCCTTAGGTGCTATGAAGAGTGACCTACATTCCGTACCAAATGGCGCACCCACACTAGGGATTTGTGCCATGTTTGGATTAGAATGTGTGCAACGAGAAGTGACAGCACCCATATGATTAACCCTACCATGTAGCTTACCTTCCTTCTCCATCTTGAGCCATGCTTGCTTACCTGTAGCTAGCTGACCTATGCGTTTATTCAACATCAGGTATTCACATAACATCTCAGCCTCTGGCATATCAATACCAGATAGGATGTTATCATCTACCTTAGGCTCACCACTGTCAGTGAATACCTCAGGCTTCCAACCTCTCTTCATCAATCGGTCAGCAATCTGCTGTCGTGATGCAGGGTTGAATGGGATAGTCTTGGTCTTAGTCTTAAGCTCTACAATCGTAGGCTCAAAGGTACTGACTAACTCATCCTCAATCTCTGACCTACGTGATGCCAGCTTGTACCACAACTCGACTGCTTTCTCCTTGTCAAAGGGGAAGCCCTGTTCTTGTTGCTCTCCTAGTAGAGTATGTATCTCAGCTTCCAAGGCTAGTGCTTGTTCACTGAAATTTTTCTCCATAATTTTATGATACAGTTTGGCAGTAACAGCCGTGTCCTGTATGCAGTAGTCGAGCATGTCATCGGAATATACTGCAAAGCTCTCAACACCGTTATTGAAATCACCTTTTAATTCTCCTAGTCTATAGCCCCAAGCTTTAAGTGAGTGACTACCAATCATCTTCTGTGGTATGCCACCTGCTTTATGTAGCTTGAAGTCAATCTCCTTTACGTCAGGCCAGATAGTCCTAGAGTATACTAACGTATCTAACAACTCACCAGTATAGGTGTAGTTATATAGTTTCTTCAGTACACGTAAGTCATAGTCTATGATGTTGTGTCCTATGAGTAGGGTCACGTTGTTATCAATAAACTGTAATGCCTCTTGTGTCTGTGTTAGGTCAAAGGTGTATACCTCATCAGTCTCTACATCTCTGAAGACATGACACCATACCTTAGATACTTCTTCCAGTAGGTGGTCTGCTTCAATGTCCCATGCAACTTTCATATCGTGTCTCCGCACTGATTAAAATTCTATTTCTACTTCTTCTTCGTCATCAAATAATGTCTCCGTCATACGTCCTGTAGTTGTACTGTAAGATAAAGAACAACATAAGCCTGTCTCACCAGACCATCTATTCTTCAACACCCTCACCTGACTGACGTTAGCATTGTCACTGTCCTGTTGATTACGCTCAAGACCTATGACCATATCACTTAGCTGACCAATGGCAGCACTACCCCTCAGTTGAGACATACTTGTTTGTGCGCCATCCTCATGGCCTCTGTCTCCTGATGGTCGTTTAAGATGTGAGATAAGTATTAGCCCACAGTTTAGTTCCTCAACCAAAGCACGTAGTCTGGTCATGGTATTGTCGATTAGTCTACGCTCATCACCACCCTCTAGACCAGATACAACAATGCTAATATGGTCAAGGATAATATAGTCACACCCACAACCTCTAACAAGATACCTAATCTTTGACAGTAGATTGTCGCTATCAGTAGAACCCCAATGGTCATACAGATATACTCTGCCTGACCCAACAGTTGCATCGAAAGCATCACGTAACTCCTCTTGTGGTACATCTGTTTGTCTTAAGTGTAGGGGCTTGTTAAGTTCTAGTGACATCAACCCTAGTGCAGTACGCTTTACGTTCTCTTCTAGTGCAATGTAACCTAGTGTCTCACCATTCTTAATGAAGTAGTGAGCGAACTCACGTGCTAGCTGTGACTTTCCAATTCCAGAACCAGCAGTCACTGTAACAATCTCACCCTTACGACAACCACCTGTCTTATCCTGCAACCCTACATATGGGTAGGCTACTGAGTCTTTGTCATCGTTAGCTATCACGATGTCCCACACATCAGTACCTGCTAGGATACCATCAGGTCTGTAGGTCTTAGCACCCCACACTGCGTCAATCAATTCACTAGTGCGTCCAGCCTGTACCATATCGCTTGCATCCTTGAGAGGAAGCTTCGCAATCTTAGCCTTGTTAGGTGGTAGGATGCTAGCTACCTCAAGGGCTGCTGCCTCACCATGCTCATCGTTATCAAACATAATTACGATGGACTCATAGTTACACAACCACTCAAGGCTCTTAGCTACTGCCTTCTTAGCTGACTGCACACCCTGAGGTACGGATACAACAGGCCACTTGTTGTCAAAACATTGACTAACAGACAGGGCATCTAACTCACCCTCTACTATGGTAATCATCTTGCCCTTGTCACGGCATAAGTGTTCACCATACAATCCAATACTCTTGATGTCCCCTATAACCATGAAGTCTTTATTGGGGAAGCGTATCTTCTGTGCCTGTAGTGCGCCTGACCTGTCATACATGTTGGCTACCTGTACCTTCGCACCCTTATAGGTACTCAGTCCGTACTGCCAGTGCTTAGTAGTCTTCTCGTTTAGTTTACGTTTGCCTAGTGCTGTCACCTCTACTGGTAAGAACTCTGCATTACTTGGTGTTGTCACTGCAATCACTCCTTCATCGTTGTCACCCTTGGTGAATGTCTGGCAAGAGAAGCAGTAGTGATTACCGTTTGCGTATAAGGCATTGGCATCACTACTGCCACAGTGAGGACAGGCTTCGTGCCTGATGAACTCACTCTCTTCCATTAGCTACCTCTCCTAAGATATAGTCAGAGACAATACGCATCTGCTTTGCGATAGCCTTGGCTACAGGGTTAGGGTAGGTGAGCGTATCACCTGCTATCTCAAGCCCAATGTCACGCCAATCTGTGGCAGCATTGAACTCTTGGTCATCGACAAAGACAGACAGTACTAGTCCCTTCTCTGTCATCTCAGCATTGATGTCTACCTCAGACACCAACTCTTCTTGTATCTCAATCAGACTCATCTAGCCACTCCTTAGGTATAGTTCCTTCTGCCCAATGGAAACCATTACGGTCTGCCCACTCAGCACATGTCATCTTACTTCCGTCTTTCCTTTTCTTAGCTCCCTGTATAGTAGCACTAGACTTCTGGAATACAAAGCGTATGTCCATGTCGGGGTACTGTGCCTTGATAGCTTTCATCTTACGCTGGCTATCCTGCCTGAAGTACCCCTTCAGTTCTACTATCATGTCACCTACTGCTAGGTCAGGGATGTAGTGACGTTCCACAAAGTATGGTAACTTACTTGGTTCATACTCATATGAAATGTCACGTACATCTAAATCAGAAAGAACGGCCTCTTCAAAAGTCCCCTTCATCTGAGCTTCCTGTAGGTAGGTTATCATCCAGCATGTCCATAGCACTGCTCTCTTGGGTGTTGTCTTTGGCTACTGCTTCAGCAACATAGCCATCCTCTTCATCCAATAGTGACATAGCTGTTGGTCTACCTTCTTCTAACTTGATAACCTGTAGGGCTACTAGTCGTAGTGATGTACCCACTGTCTTAGAGCTTGGCATGTAGTATGGGTAAGGGTCAATGATTGCCTTTACTACAGAGCCATTACCAATCAGGATACTAGGGTCAATGGGTTGCTTCTTAGCATCCAGTACCATAGGACGCTGGCGTACATCTACCCCATCCTTCTTACGTACTGCTGCCAGCTTGGTCTTGAAGAACATATTACCTGTAGGATTACCGTCCCTGTCGTAGTGTTCCTTGTTGTTAGTCGCAATGGACAGGCTAGCACGTAGAGCATTACGCTTGTTCTCTGGTGCTTCCTTGACAGTTTGTTCTAGCTTCTGTTTAGCTAGTACTTCTAACTGTTCACATAGTACTGTTGCTTCTGCTTCTGACATGATGATGTTAGCTGAGTATTCACCATGTGGTTTAACAAACTTAGTGTCAGGCTCATGTACTTTAGCCCACTCAACTGTACCTTCTAGTTTAATGTTTGGCATATTAACTCCTTCTGCCTATTCTGTTTTGCCGATTGGCTAGGTTGTAACTTTAGAAATCATGCAAAGAAATAATCTGATTTCAAAACGTCACGTAGGTTTAGGCTACCACTAGCAGGTGGTTCAGGCACATCCTGAGTACCTAGTGTAGTGATAGCATGTTGTCTCAACTGTGTCAAGACATCATTCTCTTCATACATATTAACAAACTCTTCACGTAGTACCTCTGACATCAGGGGCATCATGCTACTGTGTGTACCGTAGCTATCATGCACCATAGCATAGTCATGGATGCCTAGCTTGTAGGCTTTGTTAATAGTCTTGGTCATTGCCGCAGCATCTAGGCTGTGGATAAAGTTAGGTGATGCACCTAGCCCTGTCCTTCGCCTGTTCACTGAGTCTTCCTTGTCCTTAGGAAAGGATAGTGATACTACCTCGCCATTGATGTGTGTCTTGATACGCTTCTGCTGTGTCTCACTGTACTGCTGTAAGACTATCCAGCCTGTAGGTGTAACCCATTCCATGTGCTGTCCTCTCTCAGCATACACATCTGCTACAGTCTTAACGTAGTCCATCACCTTACGTGCTGATACAATCACCTCACTGATGGCATCCCACACATGACCTGCTAAGTAATTACTAGCCTCAAACAAGTCATCACCAAAGGGATTGCTTGCACCCTCTTTAATCTTATCACCTATCGCTTCCTGTATGTAGGTTCTGCATGAATGTCTTGTGCCTGAGTAGGGTACAATCATAACAGGACGCTTGGTTAGCTTCCTATCAATACCAAACTCTAAACATTTACGTGCTAGCTCTGAACCATCTGCCCTAACGCTGGCTGTTGCGGCCTCTGCTACCTGCCAGTAGATGTCCTGAGGTAGGTTACTAGGTACTAGGTTAGTAGCCAGCCCACCTGCTTGGTCCTTGAGGATAGCAGACAGGTGTTGTAGTCCATTGCATGACCCATCGGCAGCACATGGTAGTCGTGTCTCAAAACCCCATCCCTGTCTGACCAGCCCTGCCATCTCATAACACCAGCCTAAGAATTGATAAGGCTTGTCTGCTTCCAGCCATACTTGATTATCGTATGGGTTGTCAGCAATTCTCTGTGCCTCATCTGCAAAGTCCCAAGCCCATGTCTCTCTGTCATTCAGTGATACCTTGTCGTTACCATACAGGTTAGCACCATGAATACACAACCACCTAGCATCATCCCAATTATTGATGGGCATGGGATAGCCAAACTCTAGCAGTGATTTGGACCAGTCAGCAGATTGAGGTGACAGGAATGTACTGCTTGCATACTTACGTGAACGAAAGTCATTCTGCCATACGTAATAGAACCTGTCATACCCTGCGTACTGTTCAGCTATGTTAAGTGTACGCTCTACCTGTATCCTCTTACTGATAGTGCGGTTGTTCTGTGAGTAGATGGTGTTACGCTTACGTGACCATGTTCTAAACTCCTGCTTCTCCTCTTCGTTCATGTCCTTCGGGTCTTTACTGAATGGGTAGACTGGTAGTGGTGTGTCCTCTCTTGCTGGTAGCTTACCCCACTCCTGTCCGTTGTCCCATAGCTGGCGTAGTACTGTCAGTACGTTGTTATTGATACGCCATTCAGTGTCCTGTAGTGTGTTGAGACAGGCATACTCTTGTGTTAAGTCTTGGTCTGATAGTCTGTTTAAGTGTACCTTCAAACTCATTTGCGCCTCACTATAGGTAGTTCATCTATGTCATGTCCATGATACCCACCACCCTTGATACTGGTCCACCTCTTAGGTGGTATCACACAGGGTAGGTAGCGTGGCCTTGATGTTTCTATGTACTGATTGAAAGCTGCAATCCACTCGACTGTCTCCTCACTAGGTACTACATAGGTAGCCCTTCGCTTACGTTCAGTCTGTTGAGTGTCTAGCTTGATGATACCTGTAGTCTGTATGATGATGTCTACCATCTTAAATCCTACATGCACACGCTCTGACTTCTCCCATTCAGTGTCCTTGTATCCATCCTTGTTCATCTTGTTAGTAAGTCCATAGCGTCTAGCACCATAGGCTTTCTTCATTGCTTGCTTGATAGTGTTACGTGCTATGTCTCCCTCGCTGTGTATCCACCTGTCTAGTCTGTCCTGTATCTCTATGTTAGCACCCATAGTACGGGCTACATAGAGCAGGGTATTCTTTCTACTGATGCTATCTACTAGTGATACCACTGATAGATAGGCTACTTGTTCTGCATCCATCTCTCGCACACGCTTGAACGTAATGTCCCTTGATGGATTGCTTGGGTGTGATAGGTACTCTCTTAGTCCTTCCGCTACTGTGCCTACCACCTTCGATACTATGGCTCTACCATGAGCCGTGTTAGATTCCATGCCCTTGTCTACTGACCTGTCTCTTGCCCTTCTGAACCGTTGGATACCACCTGTTAGCATCTCTGTCTCTAGCTCAAGCTGGTGCTGGAATAGGTCATCGTCTGTTTCTAAAGTTACATCCAAGAGTAAGACCCCCTTTACTATATACTATAGGATAAGATACCTAGAGACAATACTCCCAACAATAAACAGCAGAAGTGTAGTCCCATTATCCTTTCAAAGTCTGTCATTAAACCTACTGCTGATACTAATGCTAGCAAGCTTAACCATATTATTACTGCTTCACTCATTCATCACCATATGTTTCTAGCATCCACTGCTTGTGAGGTGTTGTTACTTCATACTCTTCTGGTACTGGCTCAGTCCACTCAGCTAGACAGTCAGGGCAGAACCATTCTACCATACCATCTACTGCTATGAGTGCTTCTGCTTCACCCTTACCACAGTACCCACATCTCTTGAACC